GCCGATGTCGAACCCACATACACGTCACCACCAGACGTAATACGGGCGCGTTCGGTGGACGTGGCTCCTGTGTAGAACACGATAGGATATGCGCCGCCGCTGTCTAAATACAGACTCGTGCTATCCGCGCCAACGTCCGACGAATGCGTTGAGTTCTTAAGACGCAAGATGCCGTAACTACCAGACCCCTCGACTTGAGCAACCGCCGTTCCGCTTGCGTAAACGTGCAGCCTCTGCGCCGGACTGGTCGTCCCGATGCCAACGTTGCCGTCGTTAGAAATCGTCAAATCTTGACGAGAGTCCGTAAAGTTGAACACCCCAAACCCAAGCGTGTTCGACGTGTACAAGCCAAACACGTCCCCGCCGTCAGAGTCCTGCAACCGCAAAATTGGGTTCGCGCCATATAGGTGCAATAGCGACTGCGGACTCGTCGTTCCGATGCCAAGGTTGCCGGAGGCGTCAATGCGCATCCGCTCGGACATAGCCCCATTGGTCGCTGTCCAAAACTTTAAGACACCATCATCTGTCCCAGCGCCAGTAGAGGTAATATCCCCATCGATAGCCGCAAGCGTACCAGCAACCGAGTTGGAAAACAGAATGCGATGCCCACCGTCTGACGAATTGCCCAAGCGCAACGTTGTTGATGGCGATGATGCCGCCGCAACGTTGGCATTAATGTGCAATAGCGACTGCGGACTCGTCGTGCCGATACCGACGTTGCCATTGAGGTACACATACATCGCTCCCAAGATGCTTGTGTACTTGCTCGTGCCACCGCCATTGTAAATGAAATTGATGAACCCAGTGCCATTCGAATCGTACATCGTAAAATTATCTCCAGACGCCGCGAGATAATAATCCCAATTTGATGCCGTACGATACCGAATAAACTGGTTGCCGCCGCCAAGATAAACGTTACCAGCAACGTGCAATTTTTCAGAAGGACTCGTCACCCCGAGGCCGAGGTTGCCGCCATCCGTCAGCCGCATATTCTCAGTGCCAGCGTTATTGCTGAACACCATATCGGGACTGACTGCGTTCGTCGCACCAATCCAGTAATTCCCGTTCGGGGCCAGCGATGCACGATTGCGAACGCCGACGGAATACGTCTCGCTATTCGCCGTGCCGAGGATACGACCACCCTGTACGTCGAGCGCGTACGTCGGACTCGCCGTTCCAATGCCCACCCGGTTGTTCGTGCTATCGACCTTGAGCGTGGAGGTGTCTACCGTCAGGTCGCCGCTGACCGTCAGCGAGGTCAGGGTGCCGACCGATGTGAGCGAGGACGCTGTGACGCCGCTTCCAAGCGTGGTCGCCGTAAGGACGCTAACAGGTGTACCGCCAACGTTGTCAATCGTGTAGCCATAGTTGTAGGCAACACGCGCTCCGCTGTCAAAGCGGACGTTGTTTGTAAAGTAGTAGTTCGCCCCGCTAAACGTGCCCTGTGTAACGCTATTTGCCGATACCGAGCCGACGCTCGGGATCGCCCACGTGCCATCGGCCCGGAGAAAATAGGTCGAGCCGACGCCATTAGAGCCGGGGACGTATCCAGCCGTGGTTGTCGTCGTGCTGAAGTTTGGCGGTGTTGCCCATAGCACATCGCCTGTCGTCCCTGACGACTGCAAAAACTGACCAGACCCACCTGCGGTGACTACCTCAAACGCTCCTGACACCTGACTATACACCAGCACTCTGGTGCCAGTACCAGTTGTCGTGTAGCTCGTGGCGTTCGTGCCGCCGTAGGCGATGCCGACCTTCGTGCCCTGCCAGACCCCGGTGCCAATCGTGCCGACGCTCGTGAGCGACGACCCGGTGACGCCGGTCCCGAGGGCCGTCGCCGTCAGGACGTTGGTGCTATTGATACGGAACGCCGAGCCAGTTGAGAGGTTGACGTTGCCAACCACATCGACCGCATCGCCAAACCGCACCAGCCCCGTGCCGGTGTAAATCGCGTAGTTGGTCGAGCCGCCAGTCTGCGGATCAATCAACAGGCCGTAATTGGTGGTAATCGTCCCGCCAGCCGTGATAGTTGGCGTTCGGATATACGCACCCATCGCTGCCGTCAACGCGGTCGTTGCGCTAATCACTACACGGGATTCGATTGCCCGATAGTTGGTCACCCCAGCCTGTGCCGTCGGCTGCATCAGCATTCCGTAGGACGTAGCTGACGTAAGCTGCGCGTGATCCGTGCCAACTTGGATGGCAACCGCAGTCTTGCTTGGCGTGGTTGTCACACTCAACGAACCGCTGACAATCCGAATGTCGTCGCCAAACCGCGCCTGACCAGAACCCGTAAAGATTGAATAGTTGGTTGAGCCACCGCTCACGCTGCCAATATTGATGCCGTACTTGGTCGTTGCTGCATACGAGGATGCTGCCAGCAACAATCCAGACGCAATATTGACCGTCTGACCAACCCCAAGCGTGTGCGGCTGAATATTGATGCCAACCGCATCAGACGTTGTGTATGTTCCATCCGCACCAGTCGTCGCAACATAAATACCTTGCATCGAACTGGTCGCAACAACCGGGAACGTCATTTGCGAAATTACGCCGTACTGATTTACACCTGCGCCAACCATTGTACCACGAACATACAACTGCGCGTTTGCCGACAACGAACCACCGATGGCAGCATAACTTGAAACCTGCAACGTCGAAGTTGCCGACAACGTACTGCTGGTCGATAGCGCACCAGTTACGGATACAGAACCCGGAAAATTGGTCGCATCTGTGGCACCACGGGTAACCGACATTGCCCACTTTGACGCCGTACGATCGTACAGACCCCACGCGGTGCCAGCCCCGTTCAGAACAAAATCAACGCCATTTGTGACGTTGCTGTTAATAAGCCGGAACCGCTGTTCCTGCGAAACTGCCGCCGTAGATCCGAGTGTCAATGTGCCAGTCGAATTGACGGTATTAAACAACGGGGTAGCCCCGCTCACCGTCAGGCCAGTCAGCGTTCCAACCGAGGTCAGCGAAGAACCAGTTACTCCGCTGCCAAGCGTAGTTGCTGACAAGACATCCGTGGCGTTGATCTGATACGTCTGGCCTGTCGGGATATTCAGCGTCCCGGTATCCGACAACGTAGCGGTCGAGTTCTGAATAAGCTTGCCAGTCGTTCCGTCAAACCGCGTGATGGCGTTGTCGGTCGCGGACGCAGGGCCGACCACGTCACCAATGCTACCCGTTGAACCACCAGCGGGAACAACAAACGTGGCCGATCCAGTTGTGACTGGGAATGGGGTCGTCTGATTGTCGCTGTCTTGGTACGGAAAAATCAAATCCTCGTATGTTCCATACGAAGCAAGCTCGAACGTCCATTGCTGCGAGGACGTGGAGTTCCATTCAACGCGCCATCCATCCGATTGCTTGACCGGGTCGTAATACAACCCTGTAGCCGCGTTTCCATTTTGGTCAATAATGCTGGCCGGAACAGGTCCACTTGACGTCACAAATCCGAGAATCGGATCCTCAAGTAGTTCATCGTTGCCAATCTCGATATAAAAGCGATACCAAATCTCGTACTTTCCAGTTCCGCTGTTATATCGCGAACGCGTCAACTTGTTGATTGTCGGATTGACACCAAGATTGAGCGGCCACGATGATTCACCTTGCCGATACGGGTTGCTCGTATCGTAATAGATACCATCGTTGTCGTATCCGGTAATGCGCCAGCCAACAGATGACGTAATGCCATCGTTGAGTACGTTGACAGATGCGCTATAAGGCACCGTGCTATCCGTTGCCCAAGCCGACCACGAGCCGCCGTGGTATTGGGTGCGGAACTGCACCGCCTCCACACGATTTTGCGGATCATCAAGCGTCAACGTAACGGTGACACTTGATGCTTGACCGGTTGTGCTGGGGGTAATTGTTGGCGCAACAGCCGGAGGACGCATCACATTTGACAACACGCCAGTTGCCACACCAGAAACTACAGCGGTCGGTGACGAATCAGCCTTGCCACTCGTGCGATGCCGCAGCCGGTAATAGTACGTGGTGCCGGTATTAGGCAGGGAGTCGATATACAATTGGGTAGCCGACGGGACCACGGCAATTTCGTCATATGTGCCGCCAAGACTTGTGGCCCGCTCGACCACAATATTGACCTCCCCTTCTGCGGCCCACAACGCCAATACAATCCCCTGCTGAAGCGAGGCATCATTGGCCCCCTCAATCAGCGCAACACCAGCAGGACGCAGGGCAGTTCCAGACGCCACGGCGGTCGTTGAGAAGGTCGTCGTGGCGATGGTCCCATAGGCCCCGCTCACGCGATCGCGAAACGCGACCCCAACGATGTAGGCCGTGGACCCAAGTAGGTTCCGCACCGTCGTCGAGGTCGTCTGGCGCGGGAACGTATTCAGGCGGTACGGCTTCCAGTTGCTCGGGGCGACCGACCCCGGCGCGACAAACACGTCCACATCATCCGTCGTGTTGCTGCCAATCGACCACGACACGTCCACCGACTGGCTCGTGATATTGGCCGTTGACACCGCGCTGGGCGCACTCCACGCGGTCAGGGCCACGCTGGTCCACGCCGTCCACGCCGACGGCCGGAGACTGGCCTGTTCCGACCGCACCCGCACCCAGACCGTGGTCCCCGGCACCATTGCCGGCAACTGGACCGCACCCGTCGGGATCGCCCCCGGCGCGTACCGCGTAAATGCTACGCCGTTGGTCGTCGGCGTCGTGCTGGACGCCGCGTATTCGACGGCAACGGCGATGTTCCCCGCCGTATTGAGCGTGGCCGCATTCGTAATGGTGAACTGCGCGATCCGGCGTGGGTCGATGGTTGATGCCGCAAGGCTGACCGTGGCCGCCGTCGCGGGCTGGCTTGCGGCTCCCGAGTCCACCAGCTTGAACACCGGCCCCTCGGGACGCTCAACACGCCGGACGATTTGTGCGATCCGCGAACCAATCGTGGACTCCCCAATCCGATAGTTCAGGTTCGGGTAGTAGCCGACGTTGACATACACCTCGTCACCGACCTGCGCCGCCGCCGCTGCGCTGGTCCGTAGAACGGGGATCTCGATGCTTGGCGCACCGCGCCCGAAGCGATCAAACCCTTCCAGAGCGATAGAACGCCCGAAAGATTGCGTGTCGGGGGTAAACGACGCCGCATCGTGGACCATACCGGGAATGTCGTAGTCCACAACCCGAGTCGAATACGTAGACGTATCGCCCGTCTCAAGCACGACGCGTTTACGTCCAATACGTATGCCGTCAGGTGGAGGAGTCTCGGTCGAATCCTTGACCGAGATGAACGGCGCATACGTCTGCTGGGCAATTGCAAAAGCCGTGACCACCGTGCCTTCGTCAATCGACCAGATAGGCGGCGGGCTGTCCCCCTGCACGTCAGCCGTGTTGATCGTGTACGTCGGCAGGGTATCCGTGCGCCGACGGGTCAGGAAGAACTCCTGCTCCCCCGACGTATTGGTCCGCGTGGCAAAGCCAAACGGTCCAAAGACCGCGCTGGTCAGGAAATCGGCCAGCGGCTGCGCCTCGGAGATGCGGCCAGCCAGTCGCGTTGTCGGCCCGAGCGCATTGGTGATAGTCGTTGCCGATGCCGCGTTGTATGCGATTCCCGCGCACGTAAACAGCTTGGTCGCCAACTCGACGGGATGCAGGTCAAAATAGACCGGGGACACATCTGACACCTCGGCCTGAATGCCGCGCACCCGCAGATACGCGCCAGCCGTTGGCGTCCACGTCGGCGCGGTCGCATTCAACTGGACAAACATCCGCTTCTGCGTGGCGTCATACGTCTGCTCACCAAACGCCGCGTCCGGGTTGTACTTGGGACTGGCCCATCCCCGGATGGTGCCGTTCCACTTGACGCCTGTTGAGATGTCCTCGATGATCGCCGTAACCATTGGATACGACATCACCGTGTCGCGGTCATTAATGCCGTTGAAGTTCGTCCCCGTCAGGCTGGCGTCCTTATTCGCCATCTCAAGGAAGTCGCGCATCGCGTCCCACATATACGTCCCGACCACCGTCGTGCGCTGAAACTTCGGCGGTAGGTATCCGGCGACAAACTCCAACGCGACGACGCTGCCCTGCTTTTCGAGGAACTTGAACTCAAAGCCGCCCGAGTCGATGGCGACCTGATTAGCACCGAGCGGCGTTCCACCAAACCCGTTGATGACCGGCCCACCAAACAGGCACCCACGCTGCGGGAACGCGGTCTGCTCGGCCAGCGTGGACCACGTAAACGCCTGATAGCTGGTCTCGATACGGCGCGTGTCTGAGATCGTAAACGCGTACCGCACCGCGTCAACCTGCTCAATCCCCGTCAGGTAGCCCGCTTGCCAGACGGTCGGCCACGTTGCGCCGTCATCCGTGGACACCTCCACGAAGGCCCGACGCGAAAGCAGATGCGGACGGCCGCTTGACGCCGACGAGTCGTATAGCTGGCTGGTGATGGCCCGCAGGGTGCCAGTAGCGTCCGAGCCGGTGACTACGTCAACCACCTCGACGACATACGCCCCGGTGCGCACCGATCCCGTGAGCAGGTCCACTTCCTGCCCATCCCCATTCGGTGGCGCGGCGATGTACGGGTTTGTGCCACCACGAACCGAGGTAAAGGTCAGCGCGTCCGCAGTATTGGCCGCGTTGCGAATCCGTAAGCGATAGGCTTGTGCTGGCATCAGTTATCTGGTCAGTCGTAAATGCAAAGCATCGCGGACGGACTGCCCGCAATGTTGATCAGCGTGAACGACATCGAATACAGCAGGGCCGTCTTGTCCGTCAGCGTGATGGTCACGTCACCATCGGGCGCGAGGCAACAGGTTGCATAGGTCCGCGAGGCGTTGTCGCCAGTCGCCACCGACACCGTCCCACCGCCAAGCAGGTGCGCCTGACAGCGGAGCATCGTTGCCATCGACGTATTGGGGATGTCGTTCATCGTGAAGGACGCCCCGTAATCTGTGCGGAACGTGAACATCGACCGCGCCCCGGTTCCGAGCGCAACTGCCGCCGCACCGACGGGCCGCTGGAACGGCACCCAATCCGCAAACCGCGACCCCACCCCGCTGGCGATGGCCGTCGTGCCGTTATCAAGCGTGGCCGAGGTGCCGTCATTGAACGTGATACTTGCCATCAGCCCACCCTCCCACGGCTATTTGCCTTCGTAATCAACTCCTGCATCGCCCGCTGCGCCGTCGGATCGTTCGGGCCGATGATAGTCACGTTCGTGGATGAGCGCGGCGTCATCCCAGCGGCGGTCGTGGCAGAGGTCGAACCAAACACAATCTGCGTGGTCTGACCGCTTCCCATCCCGCCGCCAAAGCTCACGAACGAGGATGCCGACCCTCCACCACGACTTCCACCACCGAACATCCCACGCGCCGCCCCCTTCAGGGCCGCGCCGATGCCGATCATCGCCAAGGATGCGGTCAGCGCACCACCGGGAATCAGGCTCGCCAAACTTGTCACGATGCTATTCATCAGGTTGGCAAACACCGCGCTCTGCGTCCCGAACTGAATCATTGCGTCACCAAGACCAGCCAATAGCGTCCCGGACAACGCCTTGAACCCCTCGCCAATTTTACCTGTGGCGACCGCGTTCTCGATACCCGCCACAATGCCCGTGGTCAGCGCGGTGCTAATGCTCATCGCCAACGTCTGCTCCAACTGCATCGCCGCTTCAGCCGCCGCTCGCTGCGCTTCTGATAAAACCGGCCCGATTGCCTCTGGAATGCGCTTCCGCATCTGCTCGGCGGTCTCGGTAGGACGCCGCCCAATACCGCCCGCGCCAGCACCCCCTCCGGGTAACTGACGAAGGCGACCACCGGCGAGCGGCGATCCGGCACCAATCTCCGCTCCTGCCTCAAAACGCCCAGCCAACTGACGCGCCCGGAGGAGACTGCGCTCCTTGGCCTCCAAATTGGCAATCTGGGACGCAAGGCTGGACACCTGCACGGTCAACTGATTGTAGGCGCGTTCCTGCGCGGACGCCACGTACACCGCATTCTGTCCAGCACCGAGATGCCCACGCTCGGTGATGACAAACTCGTCAAGCTGTTTCTTCAGCCGCGCATACGTTTCGCGCAGGTCGTCCAGACCACCAACAAACTCACCGCTGGTCAGGTCCAGAATACCCTGCTGCACATCTCGCAGTTCTTTATTGATTCCGGCGATGTCACCGCCGAGGACCATTGAGCGCAATGCCTTCTGCGTCTCCTCGGCCAACTTTTTGGCTTCGTCTCTGGCCCTGCTAAACGAGGTAGCCGCCGCAACCGCGAATCCGAGGACAGCACCAACCGCCAAGCCCGTTGGACCAAACATCATTGCAATCTGCGAACCTGCCTCAACAATGCGCGTTCCGGCATCAGCCGTGAGCGATCCCGTGCGAGCCATCGAGTTGCCAACAGCCGCAAACCCAATCGCTGCCTTGGCCGCTCTTGAACCGCTGATTTCCGTGGCCTGACCAGCATCCTGCATCGCCCGCCCAGTCTGCGTCACGGACTGCGTCGTGGCTTTCAGGTCGGTGGCGGTCGCAGCGGCTTCCTTCCGCAGACGCCCAAGCGCGGCTTGAACGACCGCCGCGCCTTCTTCCTTGACCAGCATCTCAACGGAGAATACTCGCATCCCTTACTCCTTGTGTTCGGCCTTGGCGAGGGCCTGTTCCATCCGTTGAGACAGCGCGGTCAGTCGCTCCCGCGTCTGGTCGAACATCTGCGACAACGCACCCGCCGCTTTGAGGTACCGCATCTCCATCTTCTGCAAGTCCTGCGGCTGATGGAACGCGACGGCGATCATCCCTGCCAAATCGGTGCGATCGCCCAGCCGCCTAACCGATGCCTCGCGCTCCATCGTCCGCAACTCGGCCCACGTCCACAGCGTCAACGCGAACGACTCTCCAGCAACCGCCTCAACCCCGCGACCCGTGCAGGTGGCCGTCTCGACCACCACCCGCCGGATGTACTGCTCCGCGTCCCAGCGTACCGCGACGGAGGCCGAAGCTCCCGCCGCCTCGGTCAGTTTTTTTCCGACCGCTCCGCAAGCAACGCCTCAACCTCAACCACCTGCCCACGGCTCAACTGCACCAGCGCAGCCACCTGATCCACGGACAAGCTGGCAATCTCTTCTGCCGTCAACTCCGGGCACGACCCCTTGATAATGTCAAGGAGCGCACCAAGCATCGCCTCCCCATTATCCTCGACGGATTGCAGGGCGGCGATGCGATGGGCCGAGGCCCCGGTCAGCGGCTTCACGACAATCTCGCGCCCGAACAGCTTCACTCGCGGAAGGCGGCTCGGGTTTGTCAGGGCGTCAAGATCGAGGATGGTCATCAGACGGCGTCCAGATACTCGATGCGGTACGGGGCGTCACCGACGTTGGTGTAGCCGGTCACGCTGGTATCGAGCCTCGCCTCAATCTCGATGGCGATGGCGATCTCGGCCCCATCCTGCGAGGTGATGTCGTACTTGGTGCACAGGGCAGACTTGAGGAACACCTGCACGAACTTCCCGTTGCCGCGAAGCCAGATGGCCCGCACGTCGGTCAGGTAGTCGCCAGCCACGAGGAGGTTTCCGGCCCGCTGCGGAGCGTAGGACACGCTCGCGCCAGACCAGCCACCGGCGGCGAGAATCGCCACGGACCCCGTCGCGCCATCGGCCCCCGGCTCAATCTGGGTGACGTTGGTCGTCGAAAGCTGAATGACGGTGCCGGAAATCTTCGGCATCTGCGTCATCTTGCGGTCAAGGAGCTTGACGGGCGACCGCTTGCCGTCAAAGTCGATGTTGCGGTACGTCAGACCCGGATCAAACTTCAGGCCCCCGGCGAACGCGCCAAACTTGTTGGCCCCGGCGTACAGGACGCCGGAGTCGATGACAACGTCATCTGGGAACGTGGTGGAAAAGCCAGTCAGCGGTGCAGTCATTGGGGTATCCTACGGATGGAGGTGGTACACGGGAAAGTTAAGCGCGAGAAGTGAGAACAACAGGCCACAGGTACAACTCGTAGTTGGCAACTACCGCCACAACCGAGCTATCGGCGGGGTCCGTCAACTGCGGAACCGTCTGCCGCGTCCGTCCCCGGCCAACAATCAGACCAGAGGACCGCGCCGTCAACGAAGTCATCGCCTGATCCACAATGTCCATCGCGGACTCGACAAGCGGCAACTGGCTGTCCGGCTTGCCAACCCCCTGCACCTCAAGGATGGCGGTCTCGCGGTAGCCGTTGTACGCTGGAAGGCTGGTGCGGTCGAGCCGGAGCGTCAGGTACGGAAACACGGGGTCAGCCGGGGCCGCCCTGACCCAAATGCGCGTCCCAACAAAGCCCGCCAGCGTGTCCGTGGACGGCGAGACGTAGTCAATCAGGTGCTTCCGCAGGGTGCCGTAGATTTGCGTTGTCGAGGCCGTGGACGGCAACGTCAAGCTCGACGGCACCACGTATTTCGGCAGGGTCACTTGACAGCCCTCCCACGCTCAAGGAACCGATTCAGGACGCGGTTGTACGTGTCAACCATCTGCTTTGCTGACTCTATTGCGACCGGCTTGAAAATCTCGACCCGCTCCCATTTGCGCGAGAACAGGTTGTGGTGCCCCATCTCCCACGCCAGCGCAATCTTGCCAACCATCGTCCGAGGAGTCGCCGACTTGCTGACCTTCTTGCCGCGCTTGGCCTTGGCGACCGCCGGGATGCCGTCGGGAATGCCGACCTTACTGGACCAGCCGTTGCCCGTGAACATCGGCTCTTCTCGCTGCACGTGCTGGACGATCTGGGCGGTCGAGCGGAACGCCTGACTCGTGTAGTAGCCCTTCATAAACCGCCGCTTGAGGTTGCCCTCGTACACGTTGGCGGCGGCGTCCAACGCCTTCCGCGACGCGTCCCGGTACGCCTTCAGGAACTGCGGCGACATATCGGTGACCTTGACGCTCACGCGGCCCCCGTCAAGCTGGCCTGAAGGCTCTGCAAGGCGTCCGCAAAGGTCGGCCCGGAGCGCGTCACGCTGCGCTCGCCGTCAATCCAGCGCAGGGCCACGCCGACGTTGCCAATCGGGTACGCCTCCACAATGCCCCCGTGCTGGCCCACAAATGCCTCAAGACGCGACGAATCGGACGGCCAGACACCACGTGACCGAATATCCTGACCACACATCTGCCGCGCATCAAGGCCGTGGATCATCGAATGAACCCCACCGCCGAAAGCGTCAGGCTGGTTGCCGTGACCGCCGTCGTGTCCGTTTCGTTCCGCACATAGACGGAAATGGTATCGTTGGCCGCCGTCGGGATAAGACCAGTCACCGAGAATCCATACCCATTGTTCGAGTTGGACAGGATAGCCGAGACGTGAATCCCCGTAATGGCGGTCCCGTTCTTGGCAAACGTCAGGCCGAATGTCTTGTTGTTGGACCCACAGACCAACTCAACGTTTGCCGTGACCAGCAACACCTGATTGACAGCCTTGGTCGCCCGCAGTTCGTTGTTCGATGCCTGACTGAACCCGTCCTGACCGAGCGACGTATCGAGCGCGGTCGTACCGGCGAGCTTGTACCACGTGTTCGTGGCCGCAAACGTGGTCTGCGCCGAGGCGGTCAGGTCCAACTGGCCGCGACTCGGGAACAGACTCACGACCACGTCCCGGATGTCCTCTGGGCTAATCAGGCCAGTCGTGTTGTCCGGCAACTGCGCGAGCAGCGCGGAAAGAACCTTCGGGGTCTCGGCCATCAGTCGTATCCCTCGTCAAAGCCAGTTGTGAACGCGCTGGCCGCGTCCACCAGATGCACCCCGTCAGCCACCGCGTCAGGATCGGACGCGATAAACTCGGCATAGGCCGTCGGGTCCACTTCCTCCAACATCAACTGCTTGCACATCAACTGGCGCACCGGCACCACACTTCGCACAAAATAAATCACCGACGCGCCTTCCTCTTTGACCACGCCAAACGGGTCCACCGGGACGTAATCGGCCACCGTCGCCATCAACGTGGTGCGGCTGTCCGTATGGCCCTGCGGCGCACCAGCCACTGTAAAGGCGTTCGCGGTGGCGTCGATGCGCCCCCAATACACCCCAGTTTTGGTGTAGAGCGGACGCTGGAACCCATCGGCCCCGTCGTCCGAGCGCGTGTAGAACCCGATGCGGCGATCGAGGAGGCCGGGGGCGACGTACATCAGAGACCCACCGGCAGCTTCAACGCCCGCAGCGTCTTGAGGACACGGGCGGCGGTATCCCGCGACACGTCCCACGTGATGCTCGTGGCCGCGCCGGTTTCCGAGGCCGCGTTCGGCGTCCGCTTCTGGTATAGGTCAGCCGCCAAATCGAGGATGCATTGGCTAATGACCGGCTCCCACAGCGTGTAGTGCTGGGACAGCGACAGGCCGCAGTCAGCGGTGATGGTATAGCGCGGGTTGCTGAAGCTGTAGGTCGCCTCGGAGTAAATCACCCCGGTGGACTCCATCACCCAATATTCGTCCGTCGAAACCGTCACCCCGTCCACGTCCACAATGCTGACGTTGGTGATTGGGCGACGGGGAAACACCATCGACACGACGGGATGATCCGCGTCGTTGTCGCATTGGTCAATGTAGGTCTGCGAGACTGCCGTGATGGGGCAGTCAATCCACAACTCCACCTGCGCCTGTGCCCGAGCAAGCAGGGCGGCGAGGAGCGTGTTCTCCGCGTTCGACTCAATGCGGAGGTAACTCTTGAGGTCGGTTACGGTCGGGAGAGCCACGCGAACTCCGAGGGCAGCGGGTTGTCAGGATCGTCAATCACACGCTTGTGTTTCAAGACTGGCACCAACCCAGCCTCGACTTCCACCACGTCCCCGGTAAACCGCCGAACGCCACCGATGTAGCAGTTGGCAATCAGCGTGACCGGGACGGACGAAGCCGTGGGGGGCGTCCCCCCCACGACCTCACCCTCACCAGCAGGCTTACGCCGCCGGCTCATCCAGCACCACGAACGGCGAGTGCGGGTTCACCTTGTTGCCCGAACCATCAACCTTGTACGCGTACGTGCTGGTCGGGAGCGGGATGCCACCGGCGCGAGCCACGAAGCGGTACGTGGTGATGTCGTTGACGAACTTGTAGTGAATCGACGACTCGACCGTGAGGGCCTGACGGAGGCCCATCGCGTAGAAGTCGCCGTTGACAAGGGCCACATCGCCCTCGGTGCCGAGCGCGGGAAGCAGGTCGGACACGATGACCGGGAGACCGAGAAGGGTCGCCGGGGCCTTGTCCCGAAGGTTCGGGAGGAAGGTCACCATCGTGTTATTCGTGGTCTGCATCGCGAACAGCTGGGCCAGCACCTTGCGGCTGATCATCCAGACCGAGTTCGGGCCGTGCGTATGCGACTCGTACATCTTGAACGCATCCGCAGCGGTGAACGTCGAGGCCGTGGCGCGGGGCACCTTGATAAGCGCACCGTTGTTCGTGTTGAACGCGCCGAGCGGCTGGGACGACCCCGTGCCGTCAATAGTGATGTCTTCGTTGATCTTATTGACCACCTGCCCGCCCACCGCCGAGGTGACCTCGGACGGAAGCTCGCCGGTGAAGTCGTCGCCCAGAAGCTCGTCACCGAACTCCGTGATGGCGGCGTACTTGTACATCGTGAGGACGCGCTGGCCGAACGACGGCTCACGGCTGGGCTTGGTCTCGCCCTCGCCCACGATGGTCACGTTGGCAATCTTACCGGCCATCGGGCGGTTGAGGACCGTGGTGCCCTCGTCCTGAATGAGGTACGGGATGCGGAGCGACCGGCCCGGAACGTTGTAGCGGCGGGCGTACTGGAACAGGCCCGGCTGAATGTTCGAGGTCGAGAAGATCTCCGGCACCTGCGTCAGCGGGAGCAGGTACTCGCCGCCGTTGGTCGAGCCGGTGATGGTGCGGGTCATCAGGTCAACGCGACGGAGGGTATCGGCCTCCTTCTGGTTGGCCGGACCCTTGGCGACGGCGCGGATGAACGCACCGACGTTCTTGAAGCCCTTGGCAAGCTCCTTCCGCACCTCGTCCTGCGCGTCCTTCATCCCGGCAAACTCGCCGCGATCGGCACCAGCGTCCACGCGGACGAGGCCCTCATCGCCACCCTGACGGGCGATCTCGGCGTCGCCGGTAAACTCGGCGGCGGCAGCGGCCCGCATCTCAAGGGCGCGGATGTCAGCCGTACGCTTCTCCACTTCCTCGGCAGAGAACTGCATCGAGGGGTCCATCAGCTCGCCACGGAGCTTGTGCGCCTGCTCGCGAAGCTCGTTCGCGGCGCGATTCTTGGAAACCAGCGGGGACTTCATTGTTTGTATTCCTTGTTTCAGAGAGTAAAGGTCGAACGCACCGCCGTGGCGCGTTCCTCCAACGTGGCATACCGAACCGTGGACGCAGTCGAGGTGGGCGTCTCGGTGACCACAGGGGCGACCGGGGTAGCCGTCTCGGAGCGCGTCTCGGGCAGGTAGCGGGACAACACCGCGTGGCGATCGGCTTCGGAAAGCGCATCCAAAGCGACGCGAGCGGCCAGCGTGAGCAGGTCGGTGTCCGTGCGCTCGGCCACGACCTCCTCGACAGGGGACGATGCCTCGTTCCGGGCCGACGCAATCTCGGCCCCCGGCACAGCGGGCATCGGGGTGATTGACACTTCGCGCAACTCAATCTCGGTGAACCGCTCGACCGGCTTGCCGTCGATGGTCACCATCTCGGAGGCCCGAGGGATGAACCCGATGGAGAACCCCGTCGAGGCACCAGAGGCAAGCACCGCCTTGACGTACTCCAACGCCGCCCGACCCTCGGCGGTGTCGAACACGTCAGCGGTCATCACGAGGGCGTCTCCGGCATCGGTCATTGACGTAATGACGCCGACGTGCGCCTTGGAGGTCCGCTCGTGATCCATCAGCAGCGGCACCTTCCGAGCGGCCACGCGCCCGTCGATGGACCGCTTGGCGCACTTGCGCGAGAACATCGTGCCGTAGGAATCGACGACCTCATAGGTCAGCGCGACCCCAGACACCCGTCCGGCGATTCCCGGCGGCAGGTCGGATTCGGCGCGAACCTCGAGGGTCGCGTCGGTCAGGTGCCACAGCTTCTCGCGGACGGGCTTCGACATTGGTTACTCCTTGGGGGCAATATCCGGCTGGGTCTGCGCGGCGGGGGCAATCTTCCGCGCCAGCGCGGTCACCACTTCGGCCACATTGAGACCGCCAGACTTGACGGCGATGTCGAGCAGCTGAAGCAGGGCGGTGGCTTCGTCCTTCGTGAACTCGATGGAGGTCATACGTTGGGTGGGTTGGTATGGTGAAAAAGGAACTACACCGGCTCATCCGAGTAAGCTAACACGCACCGGCAGTTGATGACTTCATCAGCCGGACCACTCGGATCGAGCGGATACATCAGGCCATTGGTAAACACATCGTTGATTCCGATGCGTCCCTGCGCCATACACGCGGTATGCGTCTCGCGGGTCTCGGCGTCGGAGAACGCCAGCCACTCCTTCGAGCGATAGAGGTCGCCCATCTCCTTCGCTTGGTCCCACGATCCCTGCGAGAGCGCACCAGCCGACTCGGTACGGGCAATCGCCGTCGAACGCGTGGTCACCCGCTTTTCGCCATAGACCGCACGGCCGACCAGTCGCGAGGTCTCCGTCACGGTCAGGCCAGCCCGCTCGGACGCCTCAATCACCGCCATCACCTCACGGGCCGTCGTGTCACCGATTAGCTCGGCCAGCCGCGCCGTGCGCTTACGGATCGCCTCGCGCACCGTCGCCACCGACCGCTCGGTCAGGCCTGACTCCTGCACATCGGCCTTCAAGTCGGCCCCGCTGCCAGCCACCTCGGTCGCCCCGAACGAATAGCTCTTGGCGACCAGCGGCGTAAATGACTCCTGCCACGCGGCATCCATCTCGCCACCCGTGCGATAGGCGTCAAGCACCCGAGCGCGGGCAGTCGCGAAGTCGCCAGCGGACGCGATGGACTTGGTCATCTTGGGCCGCTCGGCGCGGAACAGGGCCTCGGCGGTCGCCCGATAGGTCTGCTCGGTGCGGTCGAGTTCCTGCATCGCCCGCTCCCAGATAGCCCGCTTGCGGTCGAGCGCGGGGTCAATCTGCGGGTCCATCGTCGGCGTCATCTCGCCGCCCGTTATCGGCTGGCTGCGGGCCGACTTCGTTTCCAGCGCGGCCTTGGCCTCGCGGATAACCTTTCGCATATGCGAGAGGCCGCGATCCCCAACGGCAAGCCACTTGACCTGTGCAATCACTCCGGCCAACTGGAAGTCACCCCGGTGCCGAGCAACCCACGCCTCGCGGAGGCGAATGGCGTTCTCCTCGGCCAGTCCGTCCGGCTTCCCGCCACGCTTGGCGATTGGGGCCAGCTTGCGGAACTGCTCGTTGCCCTTGACGTTGCCACCCTTTCGCCAAATCTCGGGCCAGTTCTCCTTCAAGTCCTCGGCCTCATCGACCGGGAACTGCGCCCATTGCGATGACCGAAGCGAGACAGCCTTATCGTCGCCATCGTTCGGGAAGTTCGTCACGCCAGCGGCCCGAGACTCCTCGGTGGTATCCTCGGGCATCTCCGGCATCTCCGGGGCTTCCGGCTCTTCCTCGGGCACCTCGAAGCCTTCAAGCCCCGCCACCATCTCGTCAATCAGTTCGGGGTCCACGTTAGGGAACGCGGCCAACAGCGCAGCCTTGACCGTCTGCGGCGGGAGTTCCTTCTCAACAAGGGCTTCCAGCAATTCGACCAACTGCTCAATCTGGTCGCCGTCAAGTGCGTCCTCGAAGTAGGCACGGACCTGAACGCGATCAATGCGGCGCGTCGGCGGCTCCACCACGTCCGGCGTGGCCCCTTCTCCGGGCACGTCATCTACCGACTCGGCGGCGATTTGCTTGGGCGCGTTCGTGTCCCCACCGACCATCGGCGTCTCGTTGTCAGTCGCCGGGGGCTGGTCGAGGATGGTGGAGGGGTCGATGACCGCCACCGCTGCCGGAATCAAGTCCTTGCCAGCGGTCTTGAGGATGCTGTCCGTCGGCTCCGGGAGCGGCGACAGCTTGATGGCCGACCGACTCTCCTCCCACGTGCGGAGGCCCATATCGTACTCGGCCCGGATGCGGGTCGAGGTCTCGGTGTCGTTCTCAACGAGGTCGCGGAGCTTGTCGTGGTCGTAGGTGATCCACACGTCGCCAAACTCGGGCGCGAGCCAATGGTTCAGTTCGTCCTCCAACGCGGAGAACATCGGCTCGATCGTATGCTGGACGAGCCGCGCCCGAGCCTCGGCATACTGGACGCCAGACAGCCCTCCGTCACTCGACGCGGAGGCGATACCGACCATTCGCGGGTCCACGCCAAACGCGGCGCAGATGTCCTCGCGGGACACGCGCCGAAGGTCGGGGAACTCAAGGTCCGAGAGCGTGAACCCGAGCGGCTTGATGTCCTTGACCGCGCCAAAGAACGCCGGGGTGCCGCGCTTGCCACGATCCACCACGCGGGCGCGGTAGCGGTCCTGCATCGCGCTGGCGTCCTCGCTGGTCGCCTCGTCAGCCATCAGGACGGCGAACGTCGGGGTGCCGTCGTTCGTCACGACCTGCCGGACGTACTGCGTCGCCTCGTTGTCCGCAAGCATCGACCCGATGGCCGTCGCGCCACGGGGATACCCGAACACGTCCGCTTGGAACGGACGCGGCATATCGAGGTCGCGGAAATGGAGCATATCCTCCACCGGCACCTGCACGACGATACCCGCCCAATTCGAGTAGTCGTACCGGCGCGGGTCGCCCTCGGGGTCAATCCAGACCTGTTGCATTGACTCGGGATTGACGGGCCGAAGACCAACTGGCGCACGTCCCGGCGCGGTGCGATCCATCTGGAAGAACGCGTTTCCGTACCCGAGGTAATCCACGGCGAAACGCGATCGGAACTGACGGGCCGTGAATCGCGGGCCGGGATAGTCGAGGAGCTTCTGCAACGGGTTGTCCTCGCCAACGCGGGACTCGTAGTTGCCGCGCTCCTGCAACACAACGAGCGGCACCGACGCCACAATGTCGGCCACCGCTCGGATACACGCGTGAACCACGGGGTGACGGCTAAACCCCTGATTGCGAATGGTCGCGCCGTCGTATCGGTACTCGCCGGGGTTCGCCGTCCGCACCAACGCCATCTGCTGCTGACCAGCAGGGAAGTTGGGGTACGTGGTCTGAATAATGGCGCGGGTCTCCTCACCGCGTTCGGTCGTATCAGAGAGGACGCGGAGCGCATCGCTCACGCGAACCAGAAACGGCTTGCGCTTGGGAGGTGTCAAACGTGCGCCCCGCTATAATGGGTGGAACCCGCCACCCACAAGCCTACGCGAAAGGAAGCAACCGCGCAAGGGTTGGCGTGTCAGACGACAAACACGCTCGGGCCTTTCTTGATGAGCGGTGACAAGGCGTAGCGCACGGCGTCCCAGATGTGATCGTTGCCGGAGACCAAGTGGGGCAGGACTTCCTCGGTACGCGGGTCGGTCTTGTACCGCCAGAGACGGGCCTCCTCGATCGCCCGTCGGCACCGGGGATGAATCACGATGTCGGTGTAGGTGCGAAGGTGCTGGATGCCGTCCTGTACCGAGCCGGACCACTTGGGCGCAGCCTCGGTGCGGAACCCGCGCTTTTTCATCTCGGCAATCGTTTCGGGCCGTGCCGCGTCCGCTCGGATAACATAGGCCCGAGCATCTGGGATCGTGTCAAACGCCTTGGCCGTTGCATCGCTGTCAAGCTGGACGCCGCCAGCCTCGTACTCGACGTAAAGCCGCCCGTCGTGGAGCCAGAGCTTGACGAGGGTCGTGGGGTCGTGCGCGAAGCCCCAGTCCGCGCCAAAGTACGGGCCTTGCCAGCCGTCACCGGGGGTGAACTCGGCCACGCGCCACTTGCCAGCCAACACCTGCGCGTCCGACCGCGCCCACGGCTTGCCACCCCACACGTGCGCGTGGGCCTCGGGGTCCGCCTTGAGCAGGGCGTCGGCTTCCTCCTTCAGGACCGACGGGAACCACGGGTTGTCAAGGTAGGAGACGAGCCGGACGACCGACCGCTCGGGTGGCGACTTGACGAACCGCTGATACGTCGGGTCGGACTCCAGCGCGGGGTTGAACGTCACCCAGATCTCGGACCCCGATTTGCGGATGGTGGGGACGAGGGTGCGCCAGCTATGGTCGGAGACAGCCTCGGCCTCCTCGACCCAACAGATGTCGATGCCTTCCGTGGACTTGATTTGGGCGATGTCCCGTCGCAACCCCTTGAACAGGAACTCGGTCCCGTTCGCGCCGAGGATGGCCGACTCTTGGATCGTGTAGAACCCGGAAATGCCGAGCAGGTCAATCTGGTCGGCCAAGACGCGATGCACCGAGTCGCGGATGCTCGCCTGATACTCGCGGGCGCAAAGAATCCGCAGCGGCGTTGACAGACCGTGGATAAGCAGAGCGCGGGCGAATTGCCACGACTTGGCCGATCCACGCCCCCCGTAGGCCACGCGGTAGCGGAGGTGGCCCAGCGTCGGCGTGTAGAGGAACCCGAACGCCTTGGGCGTGGGGACCGAAAGCGCGGTCACTCCGTATCGCTTACTGGCGCGACAAGCTCAACGCGGATCGCGGATGGCGCAATCGGTTGGTTGCCGCTAGTCACATCAATCGGGATGAGCTTGGTGGCAAGCGGGTAGAACTTCTCTGGGTTGGCTGCGCCCCATTCGTGAAGCGGGATGCGCTCGTTGACCAGCGCGAAGGCTTCGATCCACGCCTCGCGCACGGTCTTGGTGGCCTTGTTCGGGGTGCCTTTCTTCCGGCCCCCGGTCTTGGGTAGTCCTTTCGGTCGTGCCATATGCAGTCAATCTATGACGGATTGGACACTTGGCAAGCGTGACGCGTGATGCGAGGTCGGGTCAACGGGCGGGTATGCTCGGAGGAGACGTGCCCTCACCGGCCTTACGAGCGTAGTGGCGACCGAATGCAGTCGGGACGGTTACACCCCACCACGCGTCAGCTTGTCAATCGTGAATGCTATTCTTCGGGGTTGCCAAGTGTTTCGGGTGGCTTGGGCTTGGGAAGGTCATCTTCGGTCGGCGCGTATCCCGGCGTGTCAACATAGCCGTGGAACGTTTCATCCCAATTCGCCTTGAAGCGGTCGGCTGGGATGGATAAGGGGCGCGGGGTGTCGCCTTTGCCGTTGGTCATTGGTCGCGGTTTGGCTTGAAGGCGGTGCGGTAGGCCGTTCGGATCGTCAGGATTGACGACAAGGCGATCAGAAACGGCAGCGTGACGACAAGCATCGCCACGGTGAGCGTAGTATCAGCGGCGCGGTGCAATCGGGCGAGACGGGGCATTTCGGTGGTCCTGTGGTGGCGGGTAGGCGCGTTCCCCGGTCAGTGCGCATTCAAGGTTATGGACCTTGACGGCTTCCGCATCGGAGCGTCCGTCGTGGCATACGGGGCAATGGAGGATCACGGCTGGGCCGACCGGCGGCGGGCGGCGGCTTTCTTGCCACGCTCGGAGTTGCGTTTACGGATGACGGCCATCGCCGCGTTGAAGCCCTGCTCGTAAATGGCCTTTTCGCGGGTCGGTGAGGCCCCGTAGGACCAAAGCATCCCGGAGAGGAGGCCGAGGCCGTAGGCGCAGATGATTGCGGTGACAATGCCAGTCATTCGGACTCCGGGGTGCTGGGGCGAGTGGTGGGGCTGGTGGACTTCTTGGCGAGGCGTTCGGCAGCGCGTTTTAGGTAGCGGGGCCGGATGACCTGTTCGAGGTACGTGAGCCGACGCTTGGCGATGCTGGCCGGGGACTGGCCGATGATTGGCTTCGTGTAGTGCAGTCGGGCGATGCGCCGGACCTGATGCGGTGACCAGTAGGCGCGTCGCGTGTTGTCCTCGTTCAGCATCAACGGGGCGGTGATGAGTTGTTCCCCGTATCGCCGGACTTGGGACTCCTTGGTGCCGAGTTTATGGGCGATCTCGCTGGTGGTCAGGTACCCCTCGGGCCGGACGGACGTGCGCGGAATCTCCTTTTCCCGCTCGGGCCGAGCTTCAGGCGGCGGCGTGGGTGGGATGAAGCGGCGATCCAAGCGGTAGGACGCGGCAGAGACGACGGGGCCGGGGCCGAGGAGCCGCTGGGCGGTCGGCTTGTCAGGCGCGGTCACCGTGCGCTTGATCGTCCCGTCGTGGGCAAGCAGGTGCCAGTTCATCGCGTAATCCGCGAAAGAAACCAGATGGCAGCGAGACCGATGGCGAACACGGTCAGGCCGACCAGCCGGAACTCCCCGGCAGAAAGGGGGTCGCGCATTAGTGGGCCGTCCGTTCAAGCTTGTTGAGCGAGGCCGAGACGCAATGCCAGAACGTCCACTTGAACACATCGGACTCGGTGATTGTGCGCCGTTCGATGGCTGGGGCGATGTACAGCGCACGAGCGGCACGGCTTCCAGCCTTGATGCGGGCCGTGGTCATTCCGTACTTGACGACCATCTGACGGGCAATCCGTTCCTGACGTTGCATTGCGTTGGTCTCCTGATATGGGAAGGGCCGCACCACGCGGCCCGATGTGGTGGCAATTACTTTGCCAACTCGCGCCGGAGGGTATAGCGGGCGTCCTGCAAAGTGTCGAAGAAGAACTGCTGAACCATCGGCTCGCCACGCTTGCGGGACTCCGAAGCGTAAACCTGAAGCAGCCAGCGGTCCTCGTACTGCCGGATGTGCCCGTGCCGCCCGTTCTCGTGTTGCTTGTAAATCTCGCGCATAGCTTGGTCTCCGATGGGAGGTCGGCGTCATTGCCGACCCGTGAAGGATAGGGGGTGGCTTGTCGGCTGTCAACCCCCCCCCATCCCACAAGGTCAAACGGGCACCGGCTCCGTGGCCGGGGACTGCATATCCCCTGCATATGCAACTCGAGCGGCCCGGAGGTCGGCCACGGCCTCGGGGCTGACGGCCCAGAAATACCCACGGGCGGTGCGGCTGGTCGGCTCCTGTCGGGCCTCAATGGTCCCGGCCTTGATGCGCTGGTGGACGGCTTGGCGGGAGATGCCGATGGCGCGGGCAGCGTCAGAGACGGACATCCACGGGGTCTGCGTCATTGCTTCCAATCCTCTACGGTGATGAGTAATGCCCCGTGCTTGGGGCGGTCGTGCCGGTACAGGTGCAACTCCACAATCTGGTCGTCGTCGGCCCACAGGACGCGGTTCAGGGCATCCAAGGCGACCTTGGCGCGGTTATCCAAGTCCCCAGACCGGCGGGACCGGAACCAGTCAAGGGTGACGATTATAGGCTTCCCAGCCGGAAAGGGAAAGAGACCCCCCAGCCGGTAGCCCGCTTTGGTCGCCCGCAGCAGGACCGCCGCCTTGTACCCCTGCGCCTCCGGGGACAGGTAGGTCCGGCCCCGACCGACCCGCCAGTAGCGGTTGGTCGAGGGCGGCTCGGGAAGCTCAAGGCTGACTTTCATCGGCCCCCGCTGGTTGGGTTTGCGCCCAGCGAAACTGCGTCACGTAGGCGAGGTACGGGAGCTTGGACACAGGAAGGCCCAGCGATCCCCACCCCTTCGCGTGTTGGAGCCGGTGGCAAGGCGAGCAGAGCGGAACCGTATCGTGGTAGTCGGCCTTTCGGCCCACCCCGCCGGACTTGGTATGCGCCGTCTCGCACGGCCCCTGCCCACAGGCTACGCACGGTTGTGCCCGCATCCACTCGACCCGAGCCTTGGACCCATACACGCGAGCGAAGTCAGCCGTGGTCCGCTTCTTGGCCTTGGGCTTGGTCTTGCTGACCAGCTTGGTCTTGCGCTTCATCGGGGTGCGCTTCACCGCCCTTCCCCCACCTTGGCTGGGGTTCGCAGTTCCTTGAGGACTTCGGCAGCCCGTTCCGCATACCACGCCGCCTTGCGAAGGTCTTGTTCGCCGTCCCACTTCCGATCCACGCGCCACAGGTACTTGATGGCGTTGCCACGGCAGTAGGCCACAAACCCCTTGTCTCCCAGCGCGGCGCGGATAGCCGCAATACACTCGATGCTCCCCGCCGTGTAATGCGCGGGGTGATTCACGGGATCGTCAGGCCACATCGGACGCCCCGTACCGAGCGGTAGTCCACCGCGCCACCTGCACCTTGGCCCAATGCTCCGGGTAGAACCGCGAAATCACGCGGTTGCCTCGGTACTGTGTCGGCAGCGTCAAGGCGGTCGGTTCCTGCTTGGCCTGTACGCGGTCCTGCCACGTCATCGCCGCCAGTCGTGCTTCGATTTCGTCAATCGGCATCGGTCGCTCCGTGGTCGGCCCACCACGTCAGGCACCGCACCGCCATCTGGATAGCCTTGAGCGGCGTGTCGCCCTCCGCATAGCCACGGAACTCCTCAATCCAGATGCGCCACTTGGTCTCGGTCTCGCACTCCAACGTCCAGCGATTGGTAACCAAAGCGTCAAAGGCCTCGGTTTCGGCGGTGGTGGTCAAATCAATCTGCATCGTTGAGCCTCGTGGGTTGGGCGCGGCAAGACGCGCAGGTTGTGCCCTCATCGTCCACATCGTCCCCGCAGTAGCGGCAGACTTTGGCGTGGTGGCGGTAAAAATCATCCACGCCGCTGTTTTCCCAATCGCCATCGGCAAGGTCAAAGTCACCGGCCACGGGCCACCTCCATTCCAAGGTCAGTAATGCGCCGAACCATTCGGTCGGTGCGCGTGTCAGGGTCCGGGCGGCTGGTCGCCGTGTTCGTAAGCCAGCCCATCCGAGCCAGTTCGGAACAACGGGTGGCATACTCGGAGCGCAAATCCAGCCCCGCCAGTTCCGCAGCCTCCCGGTCGGTTAGGCCATCGGGATTGGCGCGGTGAGCCGCAAGCAGTTTTGCCTTGGCCGTCCCCGACTTGGGCGCGACCTGCTTGGCGGCACGATGGCTGGTCTCGGGATCGGTCAGGCGGGCCTTCTGTTGCTCGACGGCAAACAAGCCAAAGTCCACCGCCGTGCGCTTGCGTTGCAAGTAGAGTTCGGTCTCATCCGGGAAGTGTTTCATCGTGGCTCCGAGGCGGCGTAGCGGGTGAGGTGATTCCCACGATTGATGCGGTCTGTGATGGACTGGATGGCGGTCTCCGTGACCAGCCACTTGGCGCGGCCCTCCTCCATCGCGTCGAGGAAGGAGAGGTACGTCGGATGCGTCCGGGCCAGCGCGTCCACCTTGCCCTCGGTCATCTTTTCCGTCGCCGTCGAGCGAACCTGCAACTCGGCCAGCGCGAGCGCGACCTTCCGGCGATGCTCCGAGGTACCGAACGGCCCGTATAGGGCGTAGAGGGACGCGGCCTCCGCGACCAACTGCTCGCGTTCAGCGAGCAGAAGGTCAAGCGGGGCAATCCCAATGCGGGTCTCGATGTCAGACATCAGAACGGGAGATCATCCGTGGCGTCCGCATCCGACGGCGGCGGAAACGTGCTGTAATCCGGCGCGTGCGCGGCGGCGGCGGTCGGCGGCTGAATACGCTTGGTGGCCGGAGCCGTGCTTGCACTCGGCACAGCGGGCGTGTCGGGCTGGATGCCCTTGTCCTTCCACGCGATCCACACCGAGGCCGTCGCCGCTTGTACCGCCGAGGCGTCGAGCGCGATGCCGTGCGCCTTGCACGTCTTGGCGAGGTGTCCCGCGACCGCGCCCCAGAGCAGGGCGTACTGCCCGAGCATCGCCTCACGCCGCGCCGCAACATCCGAGGTCGCGGGCTGGACCGGGGCCGACGGCGTAGTGGCCGTGGGCGGGGCCAGCCGCTTCGTCGGCGCGGCCTTGGGGCCAGCGGGGTCGATGTTCCAGTACGGCTTGCCACTTGGGTTCGCGGCCCGCGAGAAGCGCAATGTCTCACCAACGCAGGTCTCGGCGTCCAGCCCGAGCCGGGACAACTGCTTCTGCGCCGTCGCCTCCGGCATCAACGGCGTCTCGACCTCCACGCCATCGTCCATCGTCCCACCGAACACAATTCGATCCCCAAACTTGGTGTTGATGGTCTTGCACGACGAGACCGTGAAGGTCGCCTCGTCTCCTGCGTTGTCCAGCGTCAGCTTGTTAGCCATTGGTCATTCCTTGGGGACGCGTCCCCGGTGAAGTGATCCCGCCGTCGTGCGGGAGGAGCCGAGCGAATCTCGCCCGTGACCCCGTGATCGCCTCGACAGCGTCGAGGAGAGACATTTCAGCGTTCGTCAACGCAAACGCCGCTTGTTCGTGCTGAATGGATTCCTGACGAGTCAGCATCCCATTCTTGCGAGCATACGTATCCAACTTCAACGCCGTTCCGTCGTATGCGTCCGATGTAATGGCATTTATGATTTCCGACGCGTTCGCCAGATACTTGAGCGCGAGGTCGAGGTCACCCATCTGCTTCCGGGTGTATTCCTCGAACGTCCAGTTGTAGTAATCCTCGGTCACTTGGCCCCCGCAGCGAGGTCGGCCTCGTGATCGCTCATCACGCATTCGTCCCAAATGACCTCGGCAAACCGCCACGTCCGCTTCCCGTTCGGGAGCGTCACCATCTGGGCGACCGAGCCGTCCGCGTGGAATGCCAGCATCCCGAATCGCGGGTCATACAACACCTGCACCAGCTTCTCACGTCCGTGCTGCATAGCTACCTCCGATGGGAGAGTGAACCAGCGATGACAAGGGTACTACCCTACTTGCCGCCTGTCAATAGGCCAGCCAGTTGAAATCCAATCCACGCGGTCACGGGGCTGGCAATCCCGTTGCCGCAGAGCTTGTAGCGGGCGGTGTCCGCGAGCGCGTAAGCCTTGCCAGCCTCGCTGATGCCGTGGGCGGTGTGCTCGTCCGGCCATCCCATCAACCGCTCACACTCCACCGGTGTCAGGCGACGGGGGACGCCAACCGAACCAATGGCGACATCCGTGTGCTGAGCGGCGTGGTCCCGTGCGCCAAGCGTTGACGCAACGCTTGGACCTTCCTCAAATCTGCCGAACTGCTGCTTCGTAAACACGACCTGATCGTTGGCGGTGCCGAGCGTCAGCGAACGCTCGGCAGAGAGGAGCGGCCCCTTGCCGCCGCCGGGCTTGCCTTCCCGATTACGAAGAACGATGGCGGTGTAATCCGTCACGCGGTTCTGGTGGTCGCCAGCCAAGGTGTTGTCGCCAACACCTTGGCCGTTGCCTCGAGCGTCATAGGTAAATACGCCGTGCCCCACCGATTCAAGTGAGTACATTGGATCTCCTGATTGCCCGATACCGAGTCCATTCTGTGCCTTGCCGACGATGGTCGGGTTCTGTAACGGAATGGCTTCAACCGTCAATGTATGCGGAATGCCTTCACCAGTATTCATTGCCCGAATGGTGTGTGCGACACCATTCGGGCTGATGCTCTGGTTGTATATGTCAAGCGCAAGAACATTGGGCGATTCTAACACGCCAACCATCTGCGCTCCAGCGCATCCCAATCCCGTCTTGTGCGGAAGCGTTGGCATCACGTCGTGGACGTATCCGACTGACCCGGTAGTGCTGAATCCTGTGCGCGTGACTGAAGCGCCCTCTCCAGCATCGGTGGCAATGCTTTCCCGCGCTTCTCCGCTCGCCGCAAGATGCCCTGACAGGCTTTCGGCGAGAGATAGTACTTCTGCGGGATCAACCCCTCCGCCTCTAACACCGAGGACAAAGACACGGCGACGGCGTTGTGGCACCCCGAAGTATTGAGCGTCCAATACCCGCCACGCGGCGATTCCGGTCGGTCCTGCAACCACACCTGCACGGACCCATCCGTCCGAGGGAACAGGGACGGCTCCTCCCACGATGGCTGATAGGACGGCGGCGAAATCCCGTCCGGCATTACTGCTGAAGGCTCCATAAACGTTCTCCCAGAGGATGTAGGGGGCTTCGGATTCATTCCAGATGCGGACCTGCTCAAAGAACAGCGACGAGCGGGTGCCCGATCCTTCGGTCATCCCCTTGCGCTTTCCAGCGATGGACAGGTCCTGACACGGCGACCCGCCGGTGACCATCGTGACCCCGCGAAACTGGGTGCCGTCAAGTTCCGCGACATCGCCAAAGAGCGGCACCTCCGGCCAATGATGGCGCAACACAGCGCGGGCGTGAGGTTCAATCTCCGCGTGAGCCACGCACCGCCAGCCAGCGGTTTCGAGGCCGAGGCTCATTCCCCCGGCCCCGGCGAACAACTCCACGTACGTCAACTTCATTGGTTTCCCTTGATAGAAGGTGGCGAGCCCATTGTACACTATCCCTTGGCGCGTGTCAATGCTTATGGTTCTGCCGGGGCCATTCCCGGTCGTCAACGGGGGTAGCGGTCCTGCGCGGGACGGAAGGCCAGCGGTGGGGCCGTCTGCGATGCTCACCCCGGCTGTGGTGAGATCCCCTCGACGGGTGACCTGCGGGGCCGCTGTGCCCCCGTGTAGCTCCCAGCAATGACCCAAGACGACCGACCACGTTGTAGGCTGACAGAGCGTGGATTTGTTTATCGGGTCCAACTGGCACGGTCAGGATTGTGCGCCGGTAATCCGTTTTACCGACCTGCGGGAGACCGAGAGTAGGCCCGCAGCGTTTCACAAAAACAGCGAAGCCCCCCGTGTTCCGAGTAGGGTCCACGGCGATCAAGCGCGTGGCATCGGAATCGGTGGGGCCTCTGTTTTTACTGCTGTACGCAATGCCCTAACATCGCGTTGCTCTACGATACACTACGCATCACCACAGGTCAAGCGTGAAAACCAATCCCGCGCTTTTTGGCTTCCGGCGGCATTACCCAATCCTCAACACCGTCCTCGTCCGGGGTGTCAAACCCGCCCCCGTGCAACGCCCCGGCGTCAATCACCAACTCCTCGTATCCGGCTCGCTCCAACGTCCGCAGGAGGTCAAGCAACTCCTTGGCAACCACCCCGGCGTCACTCGCGGGGACCGAGCCGATGCTGATGGACAACCCGTTCCGCTGGATCGCGACCTCGGCGGTGCGGTTGGCGAACACATTGGGCTTTTGGCGGCGGCGGCTCATTCCCACTCCTTGCCAAGCATCAAGCGCAGGACGGCCTGCTCCATCGTCGGCAGCTTGCCCCAGCACCACGGGCACCGCTCCCACGGGGTCGCCACGTCCTTGGATCGGAGCCAGAGCCAGCCGATGCCCCAGAGGTAGAAGAACTGGCCGCGCAACATCTCGGCCTTCCGCTCCGGGCACGGGATGGGATGACCCGACCCGCACTTGGGCCGGGGCTGGCTGTCCTTGTCAACTGACTCGGTCATATCGTCCCCCGCCTCGGCTTGGCGTGGAGGTCGGGACTCCACGCGTCCGACCCCACCAACGCACCCCCGGCGTGATATATAAACCCCTCAATCATCCGGGGGGAGACCGAAAACTTCTCATCTGCGTGGTATTGGTCCGGCGGGCACAGCGCGGCGTGGGTCCGTACCGTCACCCCGCCGAACGTCTCAATCGCCGCCTTGCCGTGCAGGTGGCCGGTGTGCATCTCGCGGTAGATCGTCTGACCCCACTCCACGGCACATTGCGCGGCCATTACCTCGGCCAGCCGCTTCTTTCCCTTGTCGCCGTGATCCAAGCCAATCAGCACCTTGCCGTGCTGAACGTACTTGGTCGTGGTTGCTGAGTCGTCAATCGACACGCCTTTGTGCCGCTTGAACTCGGACAGCAGGATCCGTTGCAAAGCCCACGTCAGCGTTCGATCGTGGTTGCCGGGGACCAAGATGACCCGCGTCGGCACCTGTTCCGCGCTGGCCGCAATCAGGTCGAATAGCACCTCGGACCCGCGTGTGAGCATCTGTTGGACGCGGGTGTCGTAATCGAGCGCGGTACCTTTGGTCGTCGCGCCCTGCCCGTCGTGGTGGAAATAATCACCCAACAACCAGAGATGCCGGACCCCGATACGCCGCTCCCGGCCCGCGTCAAGCAAAGCCGTGACGCCGTCGCGGATGGTCCGAATGGCGATGTTTGTGTCGTAGCTCTGGCTCCCTGTCCCATCACCCCACGCCAGTTTTGCCACGTGCGGGTCAGCAATCACCACGCCCTGCAACAGGTCAGGCCGCGCCTTTCCGCTGATCGGGGCTTGCGCAGCCATCGGCTTGCGGATCGCGAACGCCCCAGCGATGACCGCCTCCAACCGCTCCTCAAGCGTCGGCCCCGCCTTGGGCTTGAGCTTGACGTACACGCGGTGGAGTTCGGTGACCGACACCTTCCCGTCCACAGGATTGCGGGTCGCCACCTCGTACTTGGTCGCCTGACTCTCGGCCACCTCGAACCGCAACAAGTCCGCGTCGATATGCGCCAACAGGTCGTCCACCGTCTTGATGCGCGATCCGTTGGCGCGGGCTTCGATCCCATCCGGCCCTGCGGTCTGCTCGACCGACTGCTCCCGCTCCGGGACCGGCACCACGCGGACGGGCTTCTCGCCCACCTTGATGCGATGCTTGCCCCGTTTCAGTTGTACCGCGCTGACCGTGCGGACCTGCTTCCCGCCGTGGAACTCGGCGTTGAGCGTATCAGCGACGACGGGAGCGGCGACCCCTTGTGCGGAGAGGGCGGCGAGGCGCAAGACCTCGCGCTCGGTCCATTGGATTAGGTCGTTGCGAGCGGCCATTCGGGGAGAAGCGCATCGACCCACTCTTGCACCACCGCGCCGTCCGGGTGGTACGCCGGGACCGAGCCGTCAGGGTTACGATTGATGTCGATGTGGCCGCCGCAGAGACACGCGAGGCACGGGGGCTTGGCTGGATCGGTACTCTCGCCCAGACACGCGGGGCAGAATACCCGGACACAATGAGGCATACACGGCATCCCTCACAATAGCACCGAGACCACGACGGCGACCACCACGCCAATCCCGAACGCTTGCCATCGGGTCGGACATTGCCCGACGAAGCTCGAACAACGCCCCTCCTCCAACGCCCTCGCCTGTACGTCCACCACCGCTTGCAACGTCTGCATCTGACGCTCGGCGGCTTGACGCTCGGAAAGGTGCGCTGCGACAAGGGTGTCAATCTTTTCCTGATATGTCAAGACCTCGGCCCGAAGTCGCTCCGACGCCGTGATCGTGGCCGCGAGGGTCAGCCGTAAACGGGTCTGGCTGGCCGCAGAATCGCCCAAGACGGCTCGGGCCGTATCAAGCCGCCCCCGCAAGTCCTCGGAGGCTTCAGCGACCTTGTGGCCCGCTTGACGCACCGCGTGGGTGACCGAGTCAGCGCGGCGTTTTTCGATGCTGTATTGCGCTCGGGTGCTATCCAGCGTGACCGTCAAGCTGTCCACGGTGCGCTGCCACGCCGCTTGCCGCTTCCGCATCCCGACCCCCGACGCCAACGCCCACGCCACGACCGCGACCAAGAGGATCGCGGCCCACAACCCTTTAGGCATAGTCCGACAGCTTGAACCCCGGCACCTTCTCGGGGTCGTTCTTACGCCCCGGCGAGACCTGCGCGTGGGTGGTCACCGGCATCGGCCCGTAGGTCTTTTGCCAGTCCTTGATGACCGACTGCGCGGCGGCGATTTGCTTCATCGTCAAGGCTTCGATGCCGTCGTTGCGATTGCTGAACGCGATGCCAAGCGAAATACCGTTCACATCCTTCTCGCCTTCCCAGACCGCCTTGCCAGCGTGCCACGCCCGCCGGTCATCCGGGACGCAGCGATACACGGCCCCGTCGCGCCCAATCAGGACGTGATAGCTGACCTTGGACTCGCTCGACTGGAGCCACGACAGGCACCCCTTCTCATTCGGGGACGCGTCGGCGTGAAGCACGACCAGCCGAATCTTCTTGGTCCCACGGGTGTTGTGGTTCGGGGACGGATGCGTGACGGGCGGCATTACTTGGGCACCCGGAAGGTCTGCGTGGCCCGATGCTTTGCGCCAATCCCAGCCACCGCGCCCCACTTTCTGGCGTGGTAGAGCGCGGCCCACGCAAACAGAATGGCGGTGCCGAAATTCCGAATGAACTGCGACAGCGTGACCTGCGGCATCGTCAGGGTTGCCAGTAGGCTCCCGGCCACGAAGAACGACAGGCCGACGCGCACCGTCCAGTAGGACACTCTGCTGAACTGCTTGCTCGCATCAAAGCCGGGGGCGGCGTTGCTGAAGATCATCAGGTAAAACGCGCCGGAGCCAATCGCCATCACCGCGTTCGAGAGAACGTTCAGTCGGTCAAGCATCGGGCTTCGCCTCCGGGAAAATCTTGCCAATGACAATCTCGACGCCACGTTGTCCGAGGACACCGAGGAGGAACGCCATCGCGCTCATCGTTTGCTGCGTGGCTTCGACGCCCGTGACCTGAAAAACGACCGGGGTCAGGAAATAGGCACTCGACGTACCCGCCGACACCGCCAGAAGGTTATCGCGCAGGTTCCCGTGGCTGGCCTTTCCGACCGCAATGAGCGATCCGAAGAACCCCGCCACCACGAGCATCACGCTCGATTTGTCTTGTGTCATTGTCAACTCCCGGAAGTCAAGTCATACCCAAAAGTAATAAACAGCCGTCAAACACTCCACCCGCTGGTCGGAAACGCCCCCGCCTCGGTGCGCTCCTTGACAACCTGAAACACCGCGTCATACGCCCGCCCAACTGACCGCAAGCCGTAGAGCCGACGCGCCCGAGCGCGGATGTCCTTGCGGTTCAGGTCACCAACCTTGTCAAGCGCATCGGAGAACTCCCGCATCGTCTGGCACCGATACCCCGTCCGATTGTGCGCGACGGTCTCCGTGAACGCCCCGAACGCCGACGTAATCGCTGGCGTCCCGCACAGCGCGGCCTCGACCACCGTGCCGCAGAACGGCTCGACGTACCGGCTCGGCGCGATGATCGCCTTGGCGTTCCCCAAGTACGCCGCCCGCTCTGCCGTCAGCGGTCCCAGCACCCGGACATTGGATGGCACATCGCCAAAGAGCGACACGTCCCCCTGCCCCGCCAGCGCAAACCGCTGGTCTGGCCGCATCCGGGCCAGTTCCAGAATGAGCCGGATACCCTTGCCCTCGGTCAGCCGCCCGAGAAACACCACCTCGTCCCCACCCGGACCCTCGGGCCACTCGTCCACGTCATAGCTGTTCGGCACCACGAACTCCAGCCGCTGGCTCTCCATCGTCACCCCGTGCCGCCCTTCCTTCGCCATACAGCCGTGCCGGACGGCCTCGCTCTCGTAGATGCGCCACGGCAGCAGGGTGTCGTAATAGCCGATGCCAGACTCGATCGCGGACGCTCCGGCCTTTAGCACTGACAATCCACGGATCGCCGCCGCGTGAGCGTGGCCGAACGGAAGCAGGATGCAGTCCCCCGGCTGGACGTACTCCTTCAGCGCGTCCCGAGCGTACAGGTTCCATTGCTTGTAAAGCGGGGACTCCGAGTTGGCATCGTCCCCGTAGAACCCGCCGCCGTGCGCGTGGTACGAGTGGCCGAGCAGGTTCAGGTGTTCGTCCTGCTCCATAAGGACCACATCCACGTCGGCCCCAGAATCCGATCCCGCCACGCCGTAGTGGATGACCTCGTACCCCAAAGGCCGCAGCATCCGGGGAAACTTATACACTTTCTGTGTAAACGCACAATGCGCGAACGCCTTGGTCGTCAACGTGTGCGGAATGCCCAACAAGTGCAGTCGCATAAATCCTCGGTGGAGAGATGTCACGCGTAGAATGACAAGTTACACCGCTGGCGTGTTTGCGGATGCCCACGGCGCAGGAAGGGTGACCTGCGATGGATTGATCTGCTGCTCAATCTGGGCCGCAAGGCTGGCCTGAAGCTCGGCGATCCGCTCGTCCCCCATTGTCGCCACCATCCACCCCGTCACAACTTCCGGCGTCAGGTCGGCAAACGGGACAAACGGGTCGCCCTCCTGATACTGGACGGCCTGCGTCGAATACACGACCGCCGTATGCCCAGCATCGTCCTTGGCGTTGTACCGCCAATGCACCGTAAAGACCACGTCCATATACCCGTCCTTGTCGGGGTAGCAATCGAACGCGGGGTACTCCCACCAGTACGTCAAGGCCATCGGTTAGCTCTCCAGCGCGGCGACCCGCGCCCGTAGGGATTTGATTTCAGCCAGCATTAGCGGAATCAGCGAGGCATAGCCGACCATTTGCAACTTGTCCGTCCCGTCCTCGTTGACCGCATCCTTCTCGCCATCCACCGCGTAGGGGACGGCCTCCTGCAACTCGTGGGCCAGTACGAACGGCACCGCCATTGGCGAGTCGTAAATGTGGCCCTCGTGGACGTGAATCTTGTCAAACACGCTTCCCGACTTGTCATAGGTGCCGATGACCCGCTTGATGCGGTAGTCGGAAACCGTAACCAGCTGAAGCTGACCGGGGCCAGCTTTGTAGTTGATGTACCCAAGGTTGCGCCGCGCCAGCGAATTGCCACGGTCGTAGAACTGGATAAAGTACGGGTCACCCGACTCCGCGTTGTTCCAGATATAGACCGGGGCCAAGCCGCTCGTGGAACCCGTCGTGTTGAACTCGGCCGCCGGAGCCGACGTGCTGGCGGTCTGGGACACAAATCGGCTGGACGCCCACGCCGATGTCGAACCCACATACACGTCACCACCAGACGTAATACGGGCGCGTTCGGTGGACGTGGCTCCTGTGTAGAACACGATAGGATATGCGCCGCCGCTGTCTAAATACAGACTCGTGCTATCCG